AAAAAGAACCCGCCCAGCAATGGGCGGGTTTCTTATTGTATATATTGTTTCTGCTACTTAATAGAAACATTAGTTTCGAGCAGAAACAATTACCAATTCTTACAGCTAAAGTACTTTGCGGTTCCCGGCTTTGCAGTAGAGCATTTATGACGCGCTCTAAAAGATTTGCGGCGCCCAGGATTAGATTTCTTAATACGTAGGTTAGGATCTCCGTAGTGCACTCTTTTTAATTTTCCACCTACCCGCGCACAACGCATATATTTTTTATCTTTACGAGAAGAAGATGTTTGACCAGTAACCTTGGTGCAACGTCCGCTCTGCTCTTCTACGGGGAAGGTTTCAGTAAACTCTTTTAGTAAATTTTGTACCTTTATATCAAAATTATTAAATAACATATATAATATTTATAGATCTGCATAAGTATTTAACAGATGAGCAAAAAAAAGCGTCCGTCTAAACCCAACCAACAGCTACCTATTAAAGACAAGAGTCTAATAGTACATCAAAATGAAAAAATAGGCCGACCGGTAGTAATAAGACAAAGACCGGATTTAACAGACAAACAAAAAGAGTTTCTTAAGCTTGCTCTCGATAACAACACTAAAATAATATTTTTATCGGGACCAGCAGGTAGTAGTAAGAGTTTTCTATCAGTATTAGCTTCATTAGAGCTAATGAACATGAAAAAGATTAGTGATATCATTTATATTCGTAGTATTGTAGAGAGTAGTGACAATAAAATGGGATTTCTCCCAGGGGACGCATCAGAAAAGCTTTCTCCGTATCTTGAGCCATTACTAGAAAAGCTCGAAGAAATGCTGGATACATCCGACATAAACAATCTTCAAAAAGAGAAACGTATTGAGGGTAAGCCCACTGGTTATCTTCGGGGCTTAAGTTGGAACGCTAAAGCTATCATTATGGACGAAGCGCAAAACAGTACCTATAAAGAAATTACCACGTTACTCACTCGTATTGGTCATTTTAGCAAATTGTTTATCTGTGGCGACCCTATGCAATCCGATATTAACGGTAAATCAGGTTTTGAAAAAATGTGTAACGTTTTTAACGATGACGAAAGCAAAATTCAGGGGGTTCATACTTTTTATTTGACTGAAGCAGATATCGTACGTAGCGAGATAGTTAGATATATTGTAAAAAAGCTAGAACTGTACAATAAAAAAGGGTAAGAGTGTAAATAATATTCCCCGCGGTTACTAGAATTTTTATAAAACGCTACTACAATGACGTCTACTATGTCGAAAGAAATTACTATTGTTAAACGCTCAGGTAAGAGAGAAAAATTCTCTGCTGACAAAATTAACAAAATACTTCAATGGGCTTGTGCCGACATCAAAGGTATTTCCTTTGAGCAAGTCGCTATGAATGCTCATCTTCAGTTTTTTGACGGGATTACTTCAAAGGATATTCATAATACTCTAATTGAATCCGCTGCAGGCTTAATTTCTGAGCAAAACTCTCAGTATCAAGACGTGGCATCCCGTTTACTTAACTATCAACTCCGTAAAGAGGTCTGGGGCGGTAAAGATGCACCCAGGCTCTACGATTTTGTAAAGGTTAATATTGAAGATAATAAAGTTTACGATTCAGAAATTCTGAACTGGTACGATAAGAAAGAGTTCGATAAGCTGAATGACTTTATTGATCACAATAGAGACTTTGACTTTGCTTATGCTGGTATTAAGCAACTTTGTGAGAAGTATTTAGTACAAGACCGGGTAAGTAAAACTATATTCGAAACACCGCAGTTTGCATACATGCTTATTGCGATGACTCTCTTTAAAAACTATAAAGAGCGTCGTTTAGAATATATTAAAAAAGCTTACAATGCATTTAGCAAGCATAAAATTAATTTACCGACCCCGCTTATGGCCGGTGTGCGTACAACTCTTAAGAGCTATGCCTCATGCATGCTCATTACCGTAGATGACACCCTCAAATCAATCTTCGCAAGTAATGATGCTATTGGTTTTGCTACTGCCAGTCGTTATGGTATTGGGATTAATTTTTCTCGTATACGGGCTGTTAATAGTCCTGTACAAAACGGTACCGTCGTGCATACCGGCCCGATTCCGTACCTCAAAATGTTCGAATCAGCCGTAAAGAGCTGCCATCAAAACGGTATCCGCGGGGGTAGTGCTACAGCTAACGTGGCTTTCTTTCATAAAGACATCGAAGATATTTTAGTTCTTAAAAATAATGCAGGTACTGATGATAACCGTGTACGCAAATTAGATTACTGTGTTGCGTTTGATGGTTTGTTCTATGATCGCTTTTTAAAGAATCAAAACGTAACTTTGTTTTCGTATCACGAGGTACCTGAGCTTTGGAATGCGTTCGGTATGCCTGGCTTTAAAGAGTTATACGAAAAAGCTGAAAAGAATCCTAACATTAAGACTAAGAAGACTATAAACGCTCGAGATTTGTTCATGCTTTTCTCTAAAGAGCGTTTTGAAACTGGTCGTATGTATGTATTTAACGCCGACCATGTTAACAGTCACGGTACCTGGCTTGAACAAGTAGATACTACTAACCTCTGTGTTGAAGTAACACATCCACTTAAACCTATCTATAATATCGAAGACGCAAACGGGGAAATCGGTGTTTGTATTCTTGCGGCAGTTAATTTACTAGAGATTAAAGACGATAACGACATGGAGCTAACATGCGACGTAATTGTTCGTATGCTTGATGAACTTATTGACCATCAAAACTACTTTGCGCCTGCTGCTGCTAACTTTGCTAAGAAGCGTCGTAGTCTTGGTATTGGTATTACCAATCTTGCAGCAATATTTGCCCGAGAAGGGGTAAAGTACTGGGACAAGAAAGCACCTAACCTTGCTGCCCGTCTAATGGAGTCAGTTAGTTACTATCTATTAAGCGCTTCAGCTGATCTTGCTCAAGAAAAAGGCCCTTGCGACAAGTACTCTCTTACTAAGTTTAGTAAAGGCGTTCTGCCTATTGATACCTACAAGAAAGAGATCGATGAATTCGTTACTGAGAAGTTACATCAAGACTGGGAAGCATTGAGAGAGAAAATTGCGAAAACTGGCATTCGTAATAGCACTCTAACCGCTTTAATGCCATGTGAATCCTCTGCAGTTATTCAATCCTCTACTAACGGTATTGAACCACCACGCTCGCTTATTACTTCTAAGCGTTCTAAGGCCGGTATTGTACCTTCAGTAGTACCTGGTGTTGAAAAATACGGAGAAAACTATACACTAGCGTTTGAAATGCCTAGTAACGAAGGCTACCTTAAGGTAGTCGCTGCATTACAGAAATTCGTTGACATGAGTATTTCAGCTAACCTTTATTACAACGTAAACAAGTATCCAAACAGAAAAGTGTCGCAAAATGACCTTATTATGGACATACTCACCGCTTATAAATACGGTCTTAAGACTTTATACTACACCAACACCTACGACGGCGATACACAGACAGCTTTAAACAATAACAAATCAACCGCTATGCAAGCAGCTCCAGTAGTTAAGCAAGAAGAAGAAATTCCAATGGATGACTCCGGTTGCGCGGGCGGTGCATGCACCCTATAATAATGAAAACAGTTCTTAATAAAACTAACGTCGATTCGACTAAGCAGCCGCTATTTCTCGGTAAAGATCTAGCTATACAACGTTATGACCGTTTAAAGTACCCTAAGCTCTATGAGCTCTACGATCAGCAGCTTAACTTCTTCTGGCGCCCACAGGAAGTTAACCTCACTAAAGATGCTTCTGACTATAAAAAGCTATCTGATGAGGAACGCTTTGTATTTGATAGTAATCTTAAGTTCCAGACAATGGGGGACTCAATGCTTTCACGTTCGATTCATCAGATGATGCATCATGTTAGTAACCCCGAGCTTGAGATCTGTATGAATGTATGGTCTTTCTTTGAGACTATCCATAGTAACTCGTATACCTACATTCTTCAGAACGTTTACCCAGACGCTACAAAATTCTTTGATTCGATTCTCGAAGATAAAGAGATTGTAAAGCGTGCTAACTTCTTAACTAGCAAATACGATGCTTTAATGGGTAATACTAAAGACCCTAAAGAACAAATCTTAGAAGCTCTTATTGCTACTCAGATTATGGAAGGGCTTACCTTCTATGTATCGTTTGCTTGTTCGTTCTATTTCGGTTATAGAGGTAAGATGGAAGGAAATGCTAAGATCATTAACTTGATCTCTCGTGACGAAAACCTTCACGTAGCTATTACTCAAAACGTTATCAAATACCTCAGAGATAATCCTGATGAGGGATTTCAATCCACTTATAAGAAGAGTGAAGAGAAGATCTATGAGTTTTACCGTGCTGCAGTAGAGGCTGAAAAAGAGTGGGTAGATTACCTCTTTAGTAAAGGCAGTCTAGTAGGTCTTACCCCTGATTCTCTCAAGCAATACGTAGAGTACCTTGCTAATAACCGCCTTAACTCGTTAGGCCTTAAGAAGCTATACGATACAAAAACTAACCCGCTGGGTGGATGGCTAGATAGTTTTTACGATAGCAAGAAAGTACAAGTAGCTCCGCAAGAGACTGAAATCTCATCCTATGTAAAGGGTGTGGATAACGTTCTTAACGAAGGCTCATTTAGCGACTTCAAATTGTAAAGGCTAGCTACACGTAAGTATATGTATGCGTTACATATACTTGGTTTTAATGTGCTTACTAGTTTCTGGCTGTGCAATGTTCCCTAATGTCAAATGGCCTGAACAATGGAAGAGTTTAACCGGTAGTAGTACCGGCAATTCTGTGGTAGCTGCTCAAAAAGAAAGCGAGTCAGTCGCTAAGATGTCTGAAGCAGATAAAAAAGTAGAAGAGGCTCGTAAAAAAATGGAATTAGATTATGCTAAATTTAGAGAAGATTTACAAAAAGCGTATGACGATAGAACTAAAAAAGATAACGAGAACTTTAATATTATTAGTCAGTTAAACTACGGGGTATACGAAATTACCCAAGAGAAAAAAAAGATAGATATTAATACTACTATTGCTCATTTACGTTCTAAAGAAATAATGATGAGAGCAGACCCTCTCACTGAAACGCAAAAAGAGAAAATTAAAGAAGAGTTAGATCAAGAAAAAACTAAAACTATTGATGAGTTATATATAAAGTATAAAGCAAACATAGATTTAGCTGTAAAACAAAAAATTGCTTTAGACGCTGCAGAAGCCTTAATATTACAAAAAGAAAAAGAGAAAGACGTGCTTCGGCAAGCTAATAAAGACACTATTGAAAGACTTGAAGCAGATAAAAAAATAGAAATAGCACGTATTTCTAAAGAGACTGCTGACAAAGTAGCTCTTGCTAGAGAGGCCCAACGCCAGGAAATGCTTGGCTATATGGTTAAAGCTTTAGTAGGGGTCGGTATACTATTCTTAATACTCGCTGGTTTACTTAAATGTATAACTTTCCTTGGAGTCAGTATTTCTGCTTTTGGCTTAGCTTATGTAGCTATAATGGTGCCAATGTGGGTAATTGGTACTGTAATAGGATTAATGGTAGTAGCAGTACTCTGGAACTCTCATAGTAAATCTATTAAATCGTCGGTACAACATAAGGCGCAACTTGGAGCTCAGCTCCTGAAAGAGTCACCACCTCAATAGTACCTTCTATAGCTTTAGCTTTAGCCTTACCGGTTAATTGTGCAATAATCTCTTCTCGGGTAGCTACTAGTATATTAGT